AATTACAAGAAATGGAAGTAAAGACACAGCAATCTCGCACCGCTGTTAATGCTGGAGCAAAACCTGCTGATCCAATGCCAACTATGGCGGATCCAGGCACTCAGTTAGCGAGTGTTGAGGATCTTGGTGGTCCTACCCCAGAAAACTATAAGCCCGATGATGATTCGGCAAAACTGAAGGAGCCAGGCGGCACCCTTAAGCAAGTTAAGGATGTTGTCAATAAGTCTGCCGGTAAGGCAGATGCCATGCCTAAGGGTATGAAAGAGGACGAAGAACTTTCCGACGAAGACACCATTGAGGAAGAAGAGACTGTGACTGACGAAGTAGTTGCTGAAGAAGAAACTACTGAGGTTGCTGAGTATGACATCGAAGAAGATGTCAACGCTCTCCTCGGTGGCGAAGATCTTTCCGAAGACTTTAAAGAAAAGGCAAAGACCATCTTTGAAGCAGCGATCAATGCAAAAGTCGCTAGTATTAAAGAAGAAATCGAAGCTCAGTATGCTGAAAAACTGAGCGAAGAGATCGAGGAAGCAAAAGTAGCACTTGGTGAGCGTGTAGACTCCTATCTGGAGTATGTCGCTGACGAGTGGTTTACTGAAAATGCCCTCGTTATCGAACATGCACTCAAGACCGAAATGACCGAATCCTTCTTGGAAGGCATGAAGGGTCTTTTTGAAGAACATTATGTAACCATTCCTGAAGATAAGTATGATGTATTAGAGAGCATGGTAGACAAACTTGATGACATGGAGACAAAACTCAACGAGCAGATTGATAAGAATATCTCTCTCAACAAGCGTCTTTCTGAGGCGACTGCTGATGGTATCTTTGAGTCAGTTTCTGATGGCCTTGCTGCTACTCAGAAAGAGAAGCTCGCCTCACTTGCAGAGAGTGTAGAGTTTGAAAGTGAAGCAGAATATCGTGAAAAGCTGGAAACTCTGAAGGAGTCATACTTCTCCAGAAACACAGCAGCTGCTCCTAAGACCGAAACCCTTTCCGAAGGTGTAGACGAGTCCCCTGAATTCCATAGCAATTCTATGGATCGCTACCTTAGAACCCTGGGTTCGTTCTCAACGACCAGCAATTCCTGAATTTAACATTAAATCAAACGCAAACTTTTTACTTTAGGTAACCAGCAATGTTCCAATCCGAACAGTTGCAGGAAAAGTGGGCACCTCTCCTCAACTATGAGGGTCTTGATCCAATCAAAGACAACCATCGTAGAGCGGTCACCGCTGTCCTGTTAGAAAACCAAGAAAAATTCCTTAAAGAGCAATCTTCCTTCGAGCAAGGCGGAATGCTTACCGAGCAACCAACCAATGCTGTTGGTTCCAACGGATTCCAAGGCGATGCAACCGCTGCAGGTCCAGTTGCAGGTTTCGACCCTGTACTGATCTCCTTGATCCGTCGCTCAATGCCTAACCTGGTCGCATATGACCTGGCTGGCGTTCAACCAATGTCTGGTCCTACCGGACTGATCTTCGCAATGCGCTCCCGCTACACTAATCAGAGTGGCACCGAGGCATTCTACGACGAAGCAGACACCACCTTCTCCGGTCAGGATGCAGGATCCGATCTTAGCAACGGCTTCGCTGATGTTGCTGCAGGTATCGGTTCTACAATCCAGGCTGGTAGCAACCCTGCTGCACTGAACCCAGTTGGTTCTGCATCTTCCGCAGGTTACACCGTTGGTGGTGGCATGCGTAAGGATGATTCTGAATCGCTTGACGGTACAGGATCAGATGCCTTCAACCAGATGGCATTCTCGATTGAGAAAGTCACTGTAACCGCTAAGTCCAGAGCACTCAAAGCTGAGTACTCCTTGGAACTGGCACAAGACCTTAAGGCAATCCACGGTCTGAACGCTGAAGCGGAACTCGCCAACATCCTCTCTACTGAGATCTTGGCTGAGATCAACCGTGAAGTTATCAGAACTATCTACAAGGTTGCTGAGCAAGGCGCTGTTGCTAACACCGCTAATGCCGGTATCTTCGACCTGGACATCGACTCTAACGGCAGATGGTCCGTTGAGAAGTTCAAGGGTCTCCTGTTCCAAATCGAGAGAGATGCGAACGCAATCGCACAAAGAACTCGTCGCGGGAAGGGCAACATCATCATGTGCTCTGCTGACGTTGCGTCTGCATTGACCATGGCTGGTGTGCTCGACTACACCCCTGCACTCAACGCTAACCTTAACGTTGATGACACGGGTAACACCTTCGCTGGTGTTCTGCAAGGTAAGTATCGTGTATACATCGATCCTTATTCTGCAAACCTCACCTCTGGAAACGCTGCAAACGGCAACCAGTATTACGTTGTTGGTTATAAGGGTACTTCTCCTTATGACGCTGGCATCTTCTACTGCCCATATGTACCTCTGCAGATGGTACGTGCCGTGGGTGAGAACTCCTTCCAGCCCAAGATTGGCTTCAAGACCCGCTATGGTCTCGTTGCTAACCCATTCGCAGAAGGAACCAACCAGGGTCTCGGCGCTCTCAAGGTTAACCAGAACCGCTACTATCGTCGCGTTGCTGTTAAGAACCTCATGTGATCCATCGGACACATATTTTTCCAAGGACCCTTCGGGGTCCTTTTTTTGTATAAATAGCTGTAAACCAACTGAGGACAACAATGCCCTACCATATTAAAAAGCCAAGTCTTGTTGATGAATCCATCACCGTATATTATGCTGGCAATAGAAGGTGGACAGATATCTATGATGACAGAATTCAATATAACAACGAAGCAGATGCTAATGCTGTGATGGAAAATCCTGACGGAAAGAATGGTGGATGGAGAAAAGCCACCGTTCATGCTGAGTGATAAGTCATGGTCGCTGATGTAAGAGATTCTTCATACAACCAGATTGACAATAGAAACTTTCTTGCACCTACTGGTTTTAAGTTCACTCTTACCAGAAGTCCAAAAACAGCATTCTTTTGCAATCAAGCAAATATTCCAGATCTATCTCTAGGTGTGGTTGATCAACCTTCTTACTTAAGGGATATTCCAACACCTGGAGATAAAATTGCTTTTGGTGATTTGTTTATTAGATTTTTAGTTGATGAAGATCTAAAGAACTATATGGAAGTCCAAAAGTGGATTAGAGGTCTAGGTTTTCCAGAGTCTATCGCAGAGTTTAATAAGTTTGAATCTGGTGGTGTTCTTCCCACTAGAACCACCAATGAGAGAGGGGATGATATCTATTCTGATGGAACTCTCCAGATTTTAAGTAGTAATCTTATTCCAAAATTCAATGTCAATTTCAAAGACTTGTTTCCAGTATCTTTGACAACTTTGACATTTGATGCTACAGATACAGACATCCAGTACTTTACAGCGGATGCTGAATTCAAGTATACTATCTACAATATAACTGATTTGAACGGCAACGCCATATGAGTTTCGATCTTGATTCAATTCAAGATATGTGGGAGAAAGACGCAAAACTTGACAGAGACAATCTTCATGAGGAGTCTCTGAATATTCCTTCTCTTCACGCAAAATATTTTGAATTATATAATACTATCTTCCTAATGAGGAAGAAAGCAGAACAACAAAGAAAAAATATTCGCCATGAGAGGTACGAATACTTCAGTGGTAAAGCAGACCCAGATGTCTATATCGAAAATCCATTCCCCAAAAAAATTCGCGATAAGGACACAATGCAAAAATACCTTGACGCTGACGAAAAATTATCTACAGTGTGTTTGAAGATAGATTACTATGATACAATGTTAGTATATCTTGAAAGCATCTTAAAACAGATTACAAACAGGACGTATCAAATCAAGAATGCTATTGAGTTCATGAGATTTAATGCGGGGTTAGGATGATTGACGATTGGACCTATGAGAATGAGGACTTTGATCCTGATGAAACTTACATAGAATTACAATTAGGTCCTGAAGACGTACATTTACTCTATAAGTCTGTCTGCTTTCATTTAGATAAGTGGACAGGAGGTCATCCTAGTGAACAGGAAAGATTGCAATATTTTAAAAACTTTTTGTATAGAATAGTACTTGAATATAAGTTTGGTATGGATTGATAAATATCTTTAGATGAATGGATTGTTGTGAGAACGACTGACCTTGTTATTTCCAAATCCAACGAAGTTTTTTTAAAGATAAACACTGAACCTCATATTGAATATGAATTGAGGGATCATTTTAAGTTTGAAGTTCCAAATGCGAAGTTCATGCCACAGTATCGTGGTAGAAATTGGAACGGAGAAATACATTTATATGATATGCGTTCTAAGCAGATCTATGTGGGTCTGTTAGATAAGATTGTCAATTTCTGTAAGCAATACGGATATAGTTACAAGTTTGAAAATAACAAATTCTACGGGACACCCTATGAGGAGAATGATGGTATCTCGTATGAAGGTGTAAAAGATTACATGAGTTCTATTTGTTCTCACTCTCCGAGGAAGTATCAAATAG